GCGTCAAACATCCCTCGACGCTTGCAATCTTCGCGGGTATACCCGCACTCGGTGAACGGCTCGTCCCCGTTGAGATTCCCAGCCCCACCTTCGACGTCCGGTGAATACCCGCAACGGAAGAACCGGGAATATCTTCCCGCCGGTCCGCCGTCCACTGCCTCTTCCCGCTGGCTCCGTGTCGCGGGAAACCTCCAGGGGCATCGCGCCTGGATTCGGAGGGACGGAACTTGCAGTCTCTGCAATCCGAGCCTGTTGAGAAAGCTCAGGCGCCCTTCCCGCTCATTGAGCTCTTCCACCGGATTTGCAACACCGGCAAACACCGCCGCGAGTTCGGAGACAGGCGCCCCCGTGGCCACGTCAAAAAAGCCGAACTTCACTTTCAGCCGGGATCCCCGCCATCCCGTCGCCGCGTCGATTTGCGAGATCCTGCCATCAACGTTGGACAGAACCACAGTGAGACGGGAACCATAATCGAGGCCTTCCTCCGCCCCGAGACGCATCTCGAACCCGCTGTGCCGCAGGACCCGGGGTTCATACTCGTTGCCCTCGGCTCTGACTCGGTGCGTGCACCACCTCTCGACGCCGCCATCCTGCAAGACGCACTCGAACAACAGCAGCGGCGTCCACGTCTCTTCTTGCGCCTTGAAAACGTCAATCTGGCTCACGCCTCATTCTCCGCAACCGTTTCCAGCACAATGTCTGCCGAGTGCCGGTCAAGGCCGGTTGTTACTACCCGGATCCCTTCCTGAGCAAAACGTGTCTTTGAGAACACCCCGCCATCCTCAAAAGACGGCTTGTACGCAGACGGCGCCACTTGTAGTTCCGCCTGGACGTGGCGCACGTACAGGCTCCCCCCGGCGCCAACCTCGATTTGAACCCGTTGAAGCCCGCCTGTACTGGCTCCAGTGACATATTGCAGCTGCCAGGCGCCGGCGCCGGATATCGCCTTCCGCTCACCCGCAGCATGGAGGGCTGCTTGCTCCATTCCCGCGCTCCGAACCTCGCATGAGAAGCAGCAAATGGCGCCCGGCGCGAGATCCAGATCCTGCCAGAGATACCCGGCGCCGGCGCTCGTATTCACAATCAGGAACTCGCCCGCCCCTTCTGCATCCAGCCCCGTGCTCGTCACCGTAACTCCTGCCGACCGGCCCCACACAGGCTGGGACAAATCCTCGCTCCAGCGCACCAGATTGGCCGCCGGATCAGCGAATCGGAACGTCTTCCAGCTGCCACAGGCCTCGTGGAGCTGCACAAGGGCTTCGATTTCCTGGTCCGTCAGGTCCCGGAATGCCATGTGCCAACGCCGCACAGGACGCGCGCCGGAGAGACCCTGCCACACCGCACCTCCGGGAGTTTCGGCCCGGATCAGACCGTGCCTGGTAATTCGCGCCACCGGATATTGCACGGCGACCCCGCTACGCAGAATCGGGAAATACACGTCATCGGCTCCATTCGACAATTACGAGCGTTGCTCCGGACCGGCCCGGCCCCAGGGCTTGCACATGCTGCTCCCCGCCCTCAAGGAGACATGGGCCGTAGGCAACGCCGGTCCTCGGGTCGACGAACTCAAACGGCTCAAGCGTCTGGAAATGTCTCTTGGCAAACTCCTCAAGGCGCGCCGCCTCTCCCTCATCGAGCTGGTCCAGCCTCACAATCCACCGCCGCCGGATGCGTTTTCTGACAAACCGTTGCTGGGTTCCGTCCAGAAACGTGAACGCGCGCACAGGGCTTTCCGCGGCATATTCCACCGGGTATTGCACCGCAACGCCGGTCTTCAGACGAGGAAACTCAAGCATGGTTCACTCTTGCCACTCACTCAGTACGGCCCGGATTTCTTCTGACTCGAGCAACGCCTTCCTCATCGCCTCTGCGATTTCCGGCGCACGCTCCAGAAACGACCGGCTGTCGATGGCGTCCACATGAACTACCACGGAGGGGGCGCCAATCGTGCCCGCCGGCCGCACGGCGCCCCAGGCGTCTCGGTCCACCATTTGCAGCTCTTCCTGCCCCCGTGTGTAGCCTGCCTCGTATCGCGCTTTTGTGGGCTTCACTACAGGGGGCAACACGGCCGCGTCTTCTTCACCGGAACCTCCAAACAGCCGCAACAGCCCGCCCAGAACGGGATTCAATCCGCCAACCGCATCCGCCCAGGAGCTTGCCCCGGATCTCGCTCCGGAAGCTGTGAGCCCGTCAAGGCGCGACACAATCCCCCACAAGGCGCCCGTCAGACTCTCCGCCTCCCGCTGGACTTGCCCTGTGTTGCTCCGGGATTCACCGTCCTGCCCCTCGCCGGGGCTCCTCCGCAGTCGGCCCGCAGCGGCGCTGACTGCCTCAGCGAGCCTTGCCTCAATCTCGAAATCTCCGAGCTTCATCCTCCAGCCTCTCCCATTCGCCTTCGAGCACCGCTATGGCATCCAGATCTTTCGCGCTCCAATGTGCCGGAATTCCCTTTCCGCAACGTCGCCATGTCGCCCACAATTCCAGCCAGGCCACGCTCTCCGGCCGCACCGCAGTCTTGGGACACTCCTCCGTGGCGGAACCGTGAGCCGCCCAGACCACCTTGCCTCCTCCGCCATCACCCTTGCGCCAGCCGCACCGCCGCCGCTCCTCCAGGCCCTGCCGCCGGCAATCCTCGCACTTCCACGCGGCGGTGTTTCCCGTGAAATAGTGGAGTGCGAGAATCAGTTTTTTCGTTCTTCTTCTCCGAGGCGGCATTCGCATCGGATTGCATTTGCAATCTCTCGCGCCAGAGATTCAGGCCCTCTCTCTACGAGCGCCTTTGCGTCGCATTCCTGGCCGTCAACGATCAGGTTCTGGACTTTTACCAGCCCCCACTCGATGTACTCTTTGTCGATCCGGCTCTCGAGTTCGGCCGCCGCCAGTTGATCTTCCAGCCCTTGGCCGGCTGCCCGGAATTCGAGCTCCGCAAGGAGCCGCCGCACGCGGCTGGTGATCTCGGCCCGTCTCTCCAACGACGGCCGCACAATCGTAAAACGCACCCCCGGGCAAACGGCCGAGTCCCGGACGGCAGTGCTGGAGTATTGACTCCCTCCTCCGCCCTCAGCCGAACGCGACATGGATTTCGTCCTCCCGGTATCCCCGGGCGGGACAGCCCCGGAGCCGCCACCGCAATCTTTCTTCCCCGTCCAGAAACTCAGGAACAGCCGGTATAAAATTCGCCACATGGATTCCGCACATGGCGCCTGGAGTTTCGCCCATCTGAACAGTGAGGGGCATTGGCTCATGACGACTCGCACTCGCATAAATCTCTCCGAAAATATCGGCGTCGTTGCTGTAGACTTCCAGGTCGATGCTTACCTCGCGTTCGCCGGGGACAACACACTTCGCCTCCATCAGCCCGAAGTCCCGCCAGCGCATTTCCGCGTGATTCATGATCCGGATCCGCGCCGATGCAACAGTGCTCACCGCTTGGGGCGTGGCGCCAATCCACACCTGCCCGACGTGCCCGGGAACCGGCAATTCCATCAACTCCTCCAGCTCTGGTTCCGGCGGAAAATTCTCCAGCCCGCCCTCCCCGGCTTCGAAACTCTTGCTGTCGCTTACGCCAGCGGCTTCCCCGCGAAAGGTCACCTCGTGGAAATCCCCGTTCAGCACGATTTCCACCTCGTCCACCACGCAACCTCGCAAAACCCTCTGGACTGCCGTTGCGGGTGACCAATACTCGTAAAGGCTCACGCTCGGCAGCTGGAGCGACAAGCCATAACTCACTGCGCCCGCTGCAGCCAACCCGGGATTTGCGCTGAGCGGCGCGCTCAGCCACGCTGTCTGTGCATCCGGACATGCAGTGACGAACCTTAGTTCCCCGTCAAAGCTCATCGCATCTCCTGGCAGGAGCCCGTGCGGCGCGCCGAATACCACCTCCGTTCCCTGCACCTGCGCGACAGGCAAAGATGCGGCGCTCGTGCGCGGCGCCGCGCCCAGTCCGGCCTGCACCAGCGGGCCGATTCTCGGCGGCGTGGTTCCTGATTCCCGCGCAAAGACATACGTGCTGAGGTCGAATCTCGTCCGCTTTCTCAGCCGCCCGGCCACGCCCTGGTTTGTGCGCGTGCCCGTCTTGTCCCGCCTCCGCGGCTCGTCCCATTGCTGTCGCACGTTGAGCCACAACGCGGTGAAACGGCTCGCGGCTGTCACCGGACTCGCTTTTCCGTATGCCGTTTCGAGGGCCGCATAGTAACGGCTCTGTCTTGTCGATATGTAGCAAGCCATGGTTTCTCGGTCCTGTCTATGTTCGGTTGACAATCACGGTGCAGCTGAGCCGCGCCGTCTGCCGGTACTGGCTCCCGCCCTTCTTCACAGGCTCGTATTGCACCTCGTATTCGCTGCTCAGATAGAGCCCCTCTCCGATGCAGCCGCTCTTTCTCTCGATCACATCCCGCAGCGCGTCACAGTAGTAATGAAGTCTGTCTCCGATCCCCTCCAGCCTGTCTTGCGAGACAAGCACCTCGAGACAAACGCTCGCCTCCCCCGAAAACCGCCGCAGCTTTTCGTTGGCGCGATTGCGGATCTTCTCGCAATACACCCAAAGCGCCGGGTATCTCGCCCCCCAGGCTTTCTCTGCAAGGTCGGCCGGCGACCGCAGCAGCTTCACCTTCGCAGGCTCGGGCCTCTCCGGCTCCTGGCTGTATTCGCCTTTCAACTGCTCCAGGCTTTGCGCCAGCCCGCCATCGCCTTCAATCAGCTCGACCAGCTTCCCCACCACCTCGCGCGTCGTGAATGTCATCTTCAGCCTCGCAACAAAATCGAGCCGCTGCGGCGGATCACCTCGTCAGGCGCTTGGCCCTCGCCCGGGGGACGCCCGGTTCGCAGTCCGGCAGCGGTAAGGCTCCACGCTTCCTGAAGCCCCAGAGGGGTTTCGTTCTGGAGCGCGGGCTCGCCATCGGAGAACCCCACGTAGATGTTCCATCCCGTGGCGCCCTCCGGCGCGTAGGGCAGCCTCGCCACGAAGGAATGCGGCGCCGGCTGCGACACCACGACCTCTTCGCTTGGGGCGCTTTCCCGGCCCTGGGAGTCCACAACAGTCGCGACCACGCGATAGGTCGCCGGGGGCAGCTCCCCGTCTCCTGCCACGGCCGTAACCTGAGGCGGCCTCCTCAGGGGCGCATACACAATCGCCACCCCGGCATCGAAGTACCGCGACGCCTGCTTTTCCGCGAGTTCCAGATAATGCTTCCATTTCTCGCCGTAGCGGTCGTTGAGCTGATTGAAATACGCGTCCCGGTACACCGCCTCGAGTGTCTTCAGCGCATGCCAGTGGCGCAGGCCGCGGTCTGCAACCACCTGCGTGATCATCCCCCGTTCCTGGTCCCGCAGAAACCGCTCTACCTCCTCCTCGATTTCTGCCTGCGCCCGCCGCAGCTTGGCCCCCAGGTCGATCCTTTCGCCGTCGGCCACATCCAGGATCCCGCTGTCCCACTCCCGAAGGTCTTCCAACCCGTTGATTTGGCCGTCCACCAGCAGCGCCATGACGCCCTCTCCCTATTCCCGTTCCGGGCTCTTGCCGGACTTCCTCATGCTCGGTTCAGCCACCACCTGCACCTGGATTTTTCTTGCAAACTCCTGGTTGAAAAATTCGGCGCGTTTCTCCGCCTGTTCCTTTTCGAATTGCTCCACCTCTTCCGCGGTTGCCAGCCGCGCTTTCCCCTCCACGATCAGCTTGCAGCCGAGCTTCTTCGGCACTTGCGTGATCACGCCCGCCTTGCCGCCATCCGGCGTGTCGAGGCTCACCACGTAAATGTCCGTGCCCTCGATCTCCGCTTCTTTCTGCCGGAGCTCCTGATAGTAGCGCCTGAGGTCCATGTCTCTCCCTTCTTCTCTCGCTGCTTCGGTGACTTTGCGGGGCGGCCCCGGCCGCCCCGCTCTCCCCGGACTAGCTCCTCACCTGCACGCCATGGCTGTTCCGCAGCACGCCCACGCCGTACAGGATGTCCACCGTGAACTGCTGCGCCAGCGTGTTGGGCTGGTAGCTCATCACCACGCGGATGCCGAAGTTGCCCACTTCCGCGTACTCGGCAATGGCCCCGGTCCCGGGCAGCGGCTTCGGCAGCCGGCGGATGGCCAGGCCGATCGCGTTCCGGGCAAATGCCAGATTGTTCGTCGTCACCGGCGACGAGCCGGTCTTCTTCACAAACTGCGACCGGAACACATAGAAGTCCTTCAGCCGCCCGATGCTGCCGTCCACCAGCGCCCGCAGGCCGGCTTCCCCCGCCGTCTGGTATTCGCTGAAGCGCGGGATCTGCCGCAGCTGCGAATACGCTGTCCCGTCCACCACCAGGTACTTCTGCTCGCTCGGCGGAACCTTCGCATTGAACAACGCCGTCTCCGCCGCATCGACAACCGCCTCCGTCAGCGCCGTTCCGCCCGTGCCCAGCGGCGTGTTCGCCGTGAACTGGCTGTAAAGCCCGAGCAGGTCGCTCTCCACCTTCTCCGCCAGGGCGATCATCGCCGGCTCCATGTACAGCCGCAGCAGGTCCGGCACGGCGATCACCTTCGTCACGTCCGGAATCTGGAACGTCGCCTCGGCGTGCGTGTTCAGCACGATCTGCGCCGTCTCCACGTTCGGGTTCTGCGTCTGCACCGACCCGCCCTCGGCGATGTTGTTCGCCACCATCGTCGGCGGAATCGGCACGTTCACCGTGTCCCCGGCCTGAGCCAGCGTCGGCTCGAAGTCGCGGTTGACCAGGTTGCCCATCACCAGGTGGCCCATCAGCGCGGGAAGCGCATCCACCGCCACCAGTTTCACAATCGCATTCGCCAGGTTCGCTGACGTAATTGCTGCCATTCTCTTTTCCTCTCCTTGCTTTTCTCTCTGCCTCGTCCCCGCGGCGGCTGTTGCCTTCCGCGCTATTCACCCCGCAGGCTCTGCAAAGCCACTTGGGAAATCTGCTCCCGGATTCTTTGCAGCTCCTCCCGGCTCATCCCCGGCCGGATCCTTTCCAGGTCGATTCCTGCGGCCCCGGATGAGGCCCGCGCCGGGCTCACCACTCCGCTGCCGCCGGCGATCCTCGCCGGAAGAAACTCCGGATTCTCCTGCACAAAACTCGAAAGAAATTCCCGGAAATTCCGCTCTCCTTCCGGTGTCTTCGCCACCAGCGTGCCGTCCGCCGCCCGGACGATGTCGTCTTTCACGATCTTGAACGCCAGATCCACCTTCGACACGCCCAGCCGCTGAAGCTCGCTCCTGATCTGCGCGTGCCGGTCGCTTTCCTCCGCCATTTGCCGGCTGCGCTTGTTTTCCTCCACCAGTTCGTTCAGGCGCCGCTCCAGCTGTTCCCGCCGCTTCCGCTCCTCCTCGAGCTCCGCCTTGTAGGCCGGCTCGCTCGCCCTCTTCTGCAAATCGAGATATTCCTCGATTGCGCTCCGAATCACGCTCCGGATGTCTTCCGTCTGGCTTCCGGGCGTGCGCATTTCCTCGTTCTGTGCCTGCTCCATCTTCCTCCTCGCTTCTTCCAGTGGCCCGGCCGCTTCACTGCCCGGCCTCGATCTCGCGCGCGATCCGGTCCTTCACCTCCTGGCTCGCGTCGCAGAGGTACTTCATCGCCAGCTTCTTCTGGACTTCCGCCCGCAGCGTCGGCGAGGGCACCCCCAGCCGCAACAGCCGCTCCGCGTCCTCCAGCTCGCTGGAAAATTCGCCGATGTCAAACTCGTCCAGCCCCGACACGCCGATCGAGATCTCGTCCTGCCGCGCTTCCGCCAGCGTGCGCAGCAGCTTCTTCAACATGTCCTTCACGCGGTCCCCCAGCCCCCGCAACACCTCCTGCGTCACCAGGTAGTCCCTTTGTTTGCTCACTCCCGTCAGCGCCGCGTTCTTGGAAAAGGCGCCGCCCGCCTGGTGCAGCATGTAGCAGACGCGGTAGATCTCCTCCTTCAGGCGGTCGATGTTTTCAAGCGCAATCCGGTAAACGTGCCCTTCCGGCTCGGTCCAGCCGAAGCGGTCCTCCTTGCCGAGCTTGACGTAATAGCTCTCGCCCACCACTTGCTTGAACTCGCTGTCGCTGTAAATCACCGGCATCGCGAACAGCCCCATCGTCAGCGCCCACGCCAGCGCATTCGACTTGTTGAAGTGCTCGAGTTGCAGCGACGCGGCCTTGTTCATCAGCCACATCCCCTCGCCCAGCGTGAACTCGAACACCGGCACCCGGCCGATTCCCGCCAGCCCGTGCAATCCCTCTTCTTCAAGCACGATCGGACCCGCCTTTGTCCCGGTGTCGACCTGCCGCCACAGCTCGTACCGCTGCCGGTCGTACTTCACCCACTGCCGGATCGTGCGCCTTGCGCCCGCCGCCTCGTCAAATACCTCCCGTTCCCCTCGCAAAATCACCCACTCAAATTCGCCGCGCTCGTCCTTCTGCCAGTTGATCGCCGTTTCCGCCGGATATTCGCTGAAATAGCCGCGGGACAGCCCCAGCGCCTCCTCCTCCGCCCGGCTGCCGGCGGGGCGCGGCCCTTTGGGGAAATCGATCACCACGTAGCTCCGGCCCATCACCAGGGCTTCCACAACCTGGCGCCGGAAAAAGTCGCTCAGCGAGCTGCCTCGCCGGTCGCAGTCCTCGGCCAGCTCGTTGAAGTACCGACGCGCCGCTTCGTCCCTTCCTTCAAAGATCAAAATCGGCTCCCGGCGAAACAGCGTGGCGGCGTACCAATCGATGATCGAACCGATGTAGTTCTCGTAAAACGCCCGGCTCACCCTTTCCCGGTAAACCGCCGCGGGCTCTTTCTGGCGCGGGATCAGATAGCGGTCCGCATTTGCTGTGAACTGTTCCCCGCCTGCGTACAGATCCCTGTATTTCGGCCAGATCGGTTTCCACGCCTGATATTCCGGGTGTTCCCGGTTGATGTTTTCCATCGTTGTTTCCCTCACCAATACAGCCTCTGGTCACGCTCGCCCGCGGACGCAGGTTTCTGGCACCGCTGCCAGATCAGGTACCCCAGGGCGTCGCTCAGGTGCGTTCGCCTCGGGTCTTTTGTCTTGTCAATGTCGCTGCTGTTTTCCGCCCATTGCACCCGTTCGAAGTCCAGAATCAGCTCCTTGCACCGCGGGTGGACCAGCAACCCGACGTCCCCGGCGGCCGACTTCAGCTTCGAGTTGACCAGCGACACCCTTTCCCTCACCGGCGGGTTCTTTTTCGGAATCTGGTACGCAGGCTTCTCTCCTCTTTCCTCGAAGTAGTTCCGGATAATTTCGCTGTCCGTTGTGCCGCTGGTCTGGAGATGCGACGCACATGCGTCTCCGTAAATCACCAGCCCGCCCTTCCAGCCACCGTACCGCTCGCTGAAGGCCTCGCAGGCTTCTTTCGTGCTGGCCCGCCTCAGCACGATTTCATCCAGCACGAAGAACCGTCCGTCCTTCTCCTGCACCACCACGCTCGACATCGGGTCCACGTTGAAATCAAGCGCCCACAGCAGT